CTATAGCTGAATACACTCTTAGGACTTTTGCAGATACTTGGGTAGAAAAAACATTAAAGCAACTTCTTAGACTAGAACAGTATTATGAAACTGACGAAATAGTTTTAGCGGTTGCGGGGAAGGCCGCTTCTGACAGATTCGGATTCAATGCAAATGAAATTATGGATGAGCTTCTTAGGCAAGATGTTTTGTTGAAGGTTAATGTAGGATTAAACGCCACAGACCCATTGAAAAAAGTGCAAAACCTTTTGTTTGGAATACAAACTCTTGCCCAATTTCCGGGCATTCCGGAAAAAATCAACTTACAAGAAGTTACAAAAGAGGTGTTTGGTCAGTTGGGGTATAAGGATGGAAGTAGGTTTATTAACCTAGAAGAAGCGCCTGACCCGCAAATAGAACAGATGCAGGCACAGCTTGATGAATTGCAAAAGATTATCGAAACAGACCAAGCTAAGAGTCAGGGAAGAATGCAGATAGAGGATTTGAAGAATCAGGGGGATAAAGAGGTTGCTCAAATAAAAGCCCAAAGTGATATTCAAAGGGAGGTGATCAGGCAGCAGTCTGACATACAAGAAGCTCAAATAAAGAGAGAGGATTCTGTTACTAAACGTGGAGAATTGCTGCTACAGAAAGCAGCCTTGCAAAATCAATCGAGGGATAAAGACATAGATCGACAATTAGAACTTGACGCTGAAGGCGATACAGGAACTATTAGTCGTGACAGGTACAACAAAATACCCTTTGCGAAAGGATAATGGAATTTTATGATCCCGCCGAAATCGGCGTAGAAGATTTAGTAAAAAGAACAAGAGTTGGAGTTAGAACTCGTGAATTCATAAACACCCCGACTGGAACTGCTATTGTTGAAAGATCGCTTAATGAATACCGAAGAGGTATTGAGTCTCTTCAAAAAATGGCAATGAAAGAATGGAAGGGTTCACCGGATAAAGAACTTGCAGAATATCGATCTTTAGCAAGTGATTTGGCTACCCCGCTGAAAGTCCTCAGATGGATTGATAATATTATATCTGACGGAGAGAATGCGGAAGCGATGTCAAAACATAGGGGATCGGGAGAATTTGAACCATAAAGGAGACTGGAATGGCTAAAGAAAACGCTACCCAAGAAACGGATGCGTTGGAAAACACAAAGGGCGAAAATGATGAATCTAACGAGGATATCACTTTCGGACTTGAAACTCAAAACAAAGAATCTGATGAAAAGCCTGATGAAGATTATGTTTCACCTAGAGATAAAGAAATAGAGAAAATATTATCTAAAGGCAGAGATGAAGCTGATGAAGATGAAACAAGAGAGACTCCAGAAGAACCGCCGCAATATGCGGAGGAAGAAGAGACTGAAGAAAATGTTTCTCCTGTATGGTTTGATGGCGAAAGATGGTTAACAAAAGTAAAGGTGGATGGGAATGAAATTGAAGTACCATTTGATGATCTTCAAAATTCCCACCAAAAAGATAGAGCGTCTCAACAACGCTTTGAACAAGCTGCTCAATATGGACGACAAATTCAGTCTAGAGAGCAACAACTAAATGCTCACATTCAGCAGTTGCAACAGCAACAAAGAATGGCACAGCAGCCATCGCAAGACGCTGCAGAAGAGGTTGAAGATTCTTCCGATTTAATAAAGAAGTATCATGAAGCCTTGTATGAAGATGACTCTGAAAAAGCTAGTGATCTTTTCAAAACCTTGACAGATAAGGGGCGTGTTCAAGCTACCCCCAATGTTCAGGAGGTTGTCAACCAAGAAATTGGAAGACAGTTTAATCAAATGCAAAAGCAAGCCGAACAACAAAAGCAGTGGGCTTATCATAAATCTCTTGAAGACTCTGTAAAATGGTTTGAAAGTGAATTCCCTGATGTAGCTGAGGCTGCCGAGTTGAGAGCAATCGCGGATAATAGAACGGTCACCCTGACTCAGGAACATCCTGATTGGACACCTCATCAGATTATTCAAGAAGCTGCTGAAAGCACGAGAGAATGGGCCAAGAGTTTTCTTGAGCCCGATAAACAAAATGAACGGGTTGATCGCAAACGAAGAATTGTGAAACACCCGAAGGCGGCAAGCGGTTCTGCTCAAATTGGAGATGATGATCCGGTGCCTCAAACACCGGCTCAAATAATCGATGAAATGAAGAGAGCGCGAGGCCAAATTTAACAACTAGGAGGTAAATATAATGGCAGGACAAGTATGGTCCGTCAGCACCTCCGGTGGTTATATGTATGCCGACAACCTCAGTCGTCAGTTGAGGATGGCAGTACAGCCGATTGTAAAATTTCGGCAGTTCTGTGATGTAAAAGATGCAGCCCATCAGGGTCTTCATCGAGGTGATACATTCCATTGGAACGTGTACAGTGATGTTTCCACGCAGGGAACAACGCTAACAGAAACCAGTACTATTCCAGAAACTTCTTTCACGATTTCTCAGGGAACCATGACCATAACCGAAGCGGGTAACTCCGTTCCGTGGACTGGTAAGTTGGATGATCTCTCTGAGCAACCCGTGTCAGAGGTGGTTAGGAAGGTGTTGAAAACAGATGCAAAAAAGGCATTCGATAATTTAGCTGCGGCAGAGTTTAACAAAGCATTGGTTCGTGTTGTAGGTGGCGCTTCTGGCGCAATAACTACAACCACTAATGGTGCTACTGTCACAACTAATAATGTCGCAATGGATAAGGACCACATTAAGACTATTGTTGACTTAATGAAAGAGCGTAATATCCCGGCTTATACCGGGGACGATTATTACGTTGTTGGTTGGCCCACGACTTTTCGCACAGTCAAGAACGATCTGGAATCGATCAAGCAGTATGTTGATCAAGGTTTTAGAATGATCATGAATGGTGAGATTGGCCGTTATGAGGGTGTTCGTTTTGTTGAGCAGACTCATAAAGCTAAGGGTTCTATTGGTACTGCAGCGGTAGCGTGGACCAATGGCAAATCCGATTGGGCTGTCTTTTTTGGTGAAGATACGGTAGCCGAAGCAGTAGCGGTTCCTGAAGAGATTCGAGGGAAAATTCCCGGGGATTTCGGAAGGGATCGTGGAATTGCGTGGTATTATCTAGGCGGTTTCGGTATTGTTCATAACAGCAACATTTCACAGCAAGCTCAGTCACGAATTGTGATTTGGGATAGCGCGGCTTAAAGGAGAATTATTATGAGTTATTCAAATCCAGTTTTCCTCCCGCTAGCTTTTGGCAATCATGACTTTGGTGCTGGCGGAGAAGGCTTTACTTTTCGTGGACCTAGCGGTAAGAAGGGTACATTGAAAGAAATAGAGGTTAATGCTACTGAAGTTTTCAGCGCAACAACCTTAGAGGGCAGAATCGATTTAGGCTCTTCCGCTACTGGCGCTCAGTATGCTACTTTCGGTTTAGGGACTACGGCAGATGCTGCCACGGCCCGTATGACCGATACGGCTGCTGATTTAGTTTTAGCGGCACTTCCTGCTGACACTGATATCCATGTCACTTACGTCGCTCCTACTGGTGGAACACCCACCGGCAAGGGCTATGTAGAAGTTATGGTAGAATGGTATTAAGGAGGCAATATGGCTAAAGATACAGCAAGTGGTAAAATCCCTGCAAATGGTTTGTCATTTAAAGAAGACGTAAGCAAAGAGTCTACTAAGTCTCTTGCTTTGGATTCTCATGGCCCAAACCAGATGCCAGAGGGCGTTGTTCACAAAAGCATTTCCACTGATCGTGGAAAGTTTGAGTGGGCTTAATAAGTAAGTAACTTGGAAGCGGGTGATTCTTCGGATGATCCCGCTTTCATTTAACTGCAGGAGCTAATTAATGGCTGGAACAAAAAAACAAGGGTATAATGCGAGGCTGAATGAAAAGTTAGGCATGACTCGTGGTAAGCAGAGTGGTAAGAAGATGTCTGCTGCTGGTCGTCGCGCTGTTTCAAAAGGTACCCGAAAGCCTAAAGGTACTTACGGCTTCAAGAAGTAATGGAGGCAATATGAAAATTAATGTAATCAGCGCTTACTTAGATGGTAATCCAAAAGCTAAAAGTCCAGACGAGGCTTATGGTTATTCTAATGCAGCGGGTAGAGGCTTCTATACAATAGAAGAAATGGCTGGTGAAAGAGGGGCGGAATTCCGCAGATCGCAAAGATCGTCTAATAATATGGTTAGAGTTGATGGAGATATGGTTGGTTCTTGGAATTTAGAATTCTAAGGATAAAAACGGTAAAAAGAAAAAACCTTAGTGAAGATAATTAATGTTCCTGAAAAGGAATTAAATGATTTTACTCTCGAAGATTTCGGGGGTAAGCGCAGCGAAAAAACTGCGTGTGTTGTGCGGTACGGAGCGATAGGAGATGTGATTATTTCCGCATCGTTATTTCCCATTCTCAAAGAGTCTGGTTACAGAGTTTGTGTTAACGTAACAGAACAAGGGAAAGAGTTGTACCGAAGCGATCCTAATATAGATGAATTGTTGGTTCAGAAAACCGACCAAATTCCAGCAACTAGACTTACAGAATACTGGCAAAAAGTATCTCCCTGTTTTGATAAATTCGTCCAACTTTGTGAATCAATAGAGGGAACGCTTCTATTGATGCCTGAAAGGATGGAAAGGGTATTAGGTAAAGCTATAAGGGTTCCGGCAAGTAAGGGTTACTCTGGAACAAAGGAAGAGGTCCATAAGCAGTGTAACACCAATTATTTGGAGCACACTCATGATCTGGCTGGTATGCCTTACAAGTTTAACCCTAGATTTTACCCAACCAAAAAAGAAAAAAGAAAAGCATCCGATTACCGAAGGCGCATCAAGGCAAAGAGTGTAGTGATGTGGGTTCTTGCGGGTTCGTCCGTTCATAAGGTCTATCCTTGGACGGATGTGGTAATGGCTGATATCCTCTCAAGCAAAGAAGATGTTGTTTTTATTACTGTAGGGGATAATGCTTGCCAATTATTAGAGATAGGTTGGGAAAAAGAAAAGAGGGTAATCACTAAGTCCGGTAAATGGACAGTGCGAGAAACTCTTTCGTTTGTAGAGCAATGCGATGTTGTTATTGGCCCTGAGACTGGAGTGATCAATGCTTCAGCTATGCTTGATAACCATACGGTTGTATTGTTATCTCACTCCTCAAAAGAAAATATGTCTAAGCATTGGGTGAATTCCACCACTTTTGAGCCCGAAGGTTGTCCCTGTTTTCCATGCCATAAGATGCATAGCAGGGGTTTTGAAACTTGTACTAGGGATGCAGAAACGGGGGGCGCTTTGTGCGCTGCGAATATCACTCCAAACAGAGTTGTGGAAGATATATTGAGACATATTAAATGAGCACATATTTGCAACTATGCCAAGACATGGCTAGAGATATCGGAATACCCGGTACTGGTCCATCATCGGTAACTTCAACTACCTTATCTGAAGAAGAAAATGCTGTCGTAAGGTATATAAAACAAGCCGACAATGACCTTCAAAGTCGGTGGTTTGATTGGGATTTCCTATGGAAGGAAGCAAGCATTACATCGGTTGCTTCTACTTCTACAATAACATCTCCATCCGATCTTGGAAACTGGAAGCTTGACGAAATTATCTGGGATAAAACAACAGACAATTACCAAGAGCTGGATTATGTGGTGTGGGATGAATACAACTTACTATACAAGTTGGGATCTATTGATACAGGGACGCCTGAAGTATTTTCAGTCAAGCCTAGTAATGTGATTGACATGTACCCAACACCAGACTCGGCTACTGCAGTTAGCGTAACTTATTGGACGACCCCCACTGAATTTGCTGCCGATGCTGATGTATCTGCTATTCCTGTTCGATTCCACAAAATAATTATTGCTAGAGCAAAAATGTATTATGCGGAAAACGAGGATGCCCCAGAGATAATGGCTGGTTCTTTGAATGAGTTTGAAGACTTGCTTGACAAGTTGGAGGCTGATCAATTACCAAGACAAAAGAACAGGAGATTCTCAAGGGCGCAAGACCTTTCAAACTTTACGGTAATGCCTGAATGACAAGCAAACTTGCTGGAAGAAGAATTCCGCAAGCCAAATTGACTACCCTCTACTTTCCTTTTGAGGGAGGGATCAATATGGAATCTCCGGCTATGTCTCTACAGCCGGGGGAATTAGTTGCTGCAGACAACTTTGAAATTGATATTCGCGGACGTTACAGAAGGATAGATGGCTATGAGAGGTTCGACGGACAGACTCTTCCATCAAAGATTGAGCCTTATTATCGCATACCGTTTACTGTAGGAAGTATCGTTTATCCAACTTATAGCAGTGCATACAGCACAGCGTTTTACAGAAATGCTCCTTCATCAGGAGATATGGTAAAGGGCGCGACTACTGGTGCTACCGGCACAGTTTTAGTTGCTAGTCTAGAAGATGTTACTGGGGACAGCGCTGCTGGAACATTCAGAACAGATGATGGCGAGGGGTATATTTATTTTGTAGTTACTAGCGGCACTCTTCAAGATGGAGAGAAGTTACTTTTTCTAAACAAGGACAGCGCCTTTGGCGGCGATTTTGATGTGGAGTATAAATAAATGGGAACACCAACAGCACTAAGAAAAGCAAGATCAGTTTTAACCGGAACTAGCTTTTCGGACAACACTACTGGCGCTATTACTGCTCAGATGGTTAGGCAATTTGTTGAATCTGGAATGGGGGGATATGCAACTATATATTCACCAGCGGGAACACCAGCTAGTCAAGCGGTAGCATCAGGAGCAACAGCAACTATAGATTGGAATGCTGATTCAGTTGGGGCCAATGGGCCTGACGACACAGCTACTGTCTCTGCTACACTTGTAGGAAGTGATGCTGATTTCGCTAATGACAGAATCAGGATATATGATAAAGGATTTTTTATGGTCAATCTGGGTATAAGTTTTGCTCAGACTGGAACGGATACTGTTATATGGACATTCAGGATTGCTACTCAGGATACTGGCGGTAGTGTTGTTTATCCCGGTTATGATGCTGCAGTTCAAAAGGTGGCGGCTACGTTAGATAACATGGCATCCGCTTCTGGAATAATTGATACTACTGGTCATACTACATATACAGATATTCTTGCTCAAGTCAAGAACGGTCATGGTAGTAATTCAGAAAACTTTCAAATGCATTATGGTCAA